CCCTGACGCTGGCCCAGGCGCTGGCCGGTAGTCCTTTCTCAAAAACGAGGCGCACCAACGCCATGCTGAGAGGACTGTCGCACCACACGATCTTGCCCGGCGGCTTTTTCCCGCCGATCTCATATATGGTGCGGATCGCCACCTCAGCGCGGGGGCGGTCGGCGGGTTCGGTACTGACGCCATGGTCAGTCCACGTCCGCACATATTCGGCGAATTTGGATTGCTGCTCGGCGGTAAGGGTGGTGATCTTTGTCATGCTTCTCTTCCTTCTGCCTCATGCGCAGCGCGAACCGCTTCTGCTGCGGCTTCCATCTGCGCGTCGATCTCGGCGAACACGTTTTCCCAGCGACGGGCCTCGGCCTCCATGCGGGAAACAGCTTCGGCAATGGCCTGCGGGCTTGGTTGAGGGGTGGGGTTGGTCGCAATGTCCATCAACGTCTCCAAAATCAGGGGTTTCAGAACAGGCTCACCAGATGATCCAGCCAGCCGATCAGCCAAGGGTGAGCAGCCACCAGATCCGGGATCAGACGTGCCGCGCCATATACGGCCAGGCTGAAGGTCATGCTGGCGGCGACGATGGCGAGCGGTGTGGCGGCGGGGTAAATTGTGCCAACATCAGGCTCGGGGCTTGCCAGCTTAGGCAGGCGGTCGGCCCTGCGGATCGGCACGCAACGAAACTGCTGCGGCATGGCCACCTCAAATTCCGCCTCGGTCAGGAGCCGTGTTTCACCGGGAAACGCCCATACCAAATCCTGCGGGCTGGTTTCGCGGACGAAATCGACGGCCTGCCGGTATTCGGTCGAGATTGGCGCGGGCTTGAAATGAGCCAGGTTCTCAGCAGCCTGCCTGTCGAATGTGTCGCCATGCAGGCTCAGGTATTCGACAGCGGCACCCACCTCATCGTCGGTGGAATGCTCGGCGCGGATCACGGAACGGGCATGGGAAAGCGGGCTGGCGGCGGGGAATTGAAAGAGATCGGCCATCACAGCGCAGCCCAGTTGGCGATGGCAGCACGGGCTGCAACCCATTCCTGCGGGTCTTCCCAAGCAGGCTTTCCGCCCATGTCATCTGCCCAACGGGTGCCGCAATCATCGCAGATTTCCCACTGAGCACCGGCCCGATGCGTGTTCTCATGCGGGCAAGTATTTTGCGTATCGCGGATCAGAAGCGCCAGTAGCGCCGCTGCCAGTTCATCGCCAGCGGCCTTCTCGATCATGATGACTGCATACCTGTCCATGCCAAAAAACGTGGATATGCTGCGCCACTTCGGCTTGGTCTGAAGCGGGATCAGGTCTAAAGCGCGCACCCCACTTTGGTAAGATCCATCAGCCATCCAATATGAGAACACCCCTTGGAATGCCGCGCATATCGTTCCGTTTTCATCTGTGATAAACGGCCCCTCAAACTGCACAGTCGGAGTGTGGCGAATGGCGACTGGTTTGGTAATGTCGATGCGCATCACGCGGCCCTCACCTTCTTGCCCACGAGGGCCTCCGCGTCATCCTGAAATGCCTCGAACTCGGGGAGGGGCATCACGTCATCTACGCTGTCCTGCGGGTCACGGGTGCGACCTGCGCCGTGGCAGATGGGACATGAGGCGGTCATGGCTTCTCTGCCACGGCGCAGGTCGTTCGTGGCGGCGATCAGGCGGGTGCACTCAGGCTCAGATGGTTTATAGTTGAACCATGCGACTTGCGCCGCTTTATCAACCGTACCATCGGCGCTCACCCAACCGGACATGAATGCGTGTTTCAGCAAGATCGGAAGATCTAAGCACTTTGCCACCGGCATGGCGCGGATTTTGTCGGGCAGCGTCATGCGAGAGCCTCCCGAGCTTCGTCATAGCCGCGCTGCTCATCCGGGTTTTCCTCGGGCTGCTCCTCAATTTCCGAGACGGATTTACCCATCAGGGCGGCGATGCCTTCGAGGCACAAGTCTGCGCGACGAAGAGGCTCGGAGTAGAGCATGCCAGTTGCCTGATGCTCAATGAGAAGGCCAAGCATCTGGGCAGTCTTGATGGCGATAAGGTCGATCTGCATTTTTAATCTCCTGTGCTGATGCCCCATGTGTACCGTACGGCATCACACGGGTCAACATTTATTTTGTCTATCCTTCCTCTGATCTACCTCCTCATCTGCCTCACGCTTCATGATGGCCAAGACGATCCTGCCTTGCGCAAGTTGACCGCCGCTTCGCAAGGCAGTTCGAACATTGCGAGGCTCCCTGCCAATATATCTGGCAAGGGCCGCCATGGACGGAAATTTCTTGCCTCCTATGGTTACTGATGTCGGCGGCATGCCACCCTTTGGCATCCCACATCTGTCGTATTTTCCCCGGCCAACCCCAACGCTGTCAGGGTCTCGTCTTGACACCGCGTCGTATACCGTGTCTGCGGATACATTATTGGCGCTGGCGGCGGCCCGAACGCTTTCGTATATCAACCCTCTGATTTTGACGCGCATACCCTATACCTTTTTATTATGGCCTTGGTGTACTTGTGCTTGTTTACCTCAACAGCCACGGAGCCTGACTTCACTAGAGCGTCAAGGCATTTTTCGACAGCTTCCCGCTTATAGCCCCGCGCCTTGTTGCAGACCACGCCCAGCGTCTCGCCGTCATCCCCACTTATCAGGCTCAAGATGCGGCTCTTCATGGCGCGTGCCGGATCATCCTTCACGCGGTCATTGGCCTCCACCAGCAGCATCTTGTCCCTGATGTCGCGCTCCACCAAGGCGTACGCCCATCTGACATGATCCTCGGTCCTGAGGCCGCCGGGGGCACCTAATATAGTGCTGACCTTCGCGACCTGCTCGTAGGCTCGCATGTACATTGCCTCTAGCCCGGTCAGGCTCTTATGGTCCTCGGCAGATCTGTCGAATTGCTTCTTTGCCCTCATCAACAAGGCCGCAGCCGCAGCATCCGTCTTAACTTCGATCTTTGGGCCGTAATACTCAATCCTGACATTCGTTTCAGAATTGTCGAAAGACCCGCCAAGCGCAATCTGCTGAAGGGCGAGCATAAGGCTCTCCGGCATTGGAGCCCGCTTCCAATTGTCTTTGTTCGGCGGCGTAGTGTTATGCTCGACGCACAGGAGTGATCGCCCAATGAAGCCATTGACTGCGATCTCATGGTCTACGAGTTTTTCAAAATCCTCATTCACGACGTAACCGGCCACAACAAGGAAAGGATTTTTCAAACCTTGGTCGATAGTCTTGACGCGTGTCTCCATCATGGTACGCATGGCAACCAAATATGGTTTTTCTCCGTCTTCATCAATCTGCTTCTCAATCTGCGCCATTCGTTTCACGGCATCGGATTTTATCTCTTCTTTCAAGTCGCCACCGAGCTGCAGGTAGCTGTCTCCCTTGGAGAAGGCCGACATGAGGATGTGAATGACCCCCTCAAGGTAAGGTGCCCCGCCACGAGACTGGGCATTTTTAACCTTCTTCAGGAGAGAGCCAACCTCATCAGCGAGGTATATTGCAGGCTGGTCGCGGACGAGATTGCGGATCACCTCTTGCTCTGATTTGATGGTGCCATATGTCGCTCTGGCTAGTCCGCAAACCTGCATGATCTCGGCCATTGCCTTTTGTACAGCCTCCTTGCCAGTCCCAGACCCAGACACGTTAAACGTCATCAGGTTTGTAGTGACGTAGTCAATATCATCGGTGTATCGTTGACCCATGATAGTGCCAACGGCCTGAATTGCTGCCATTGATGATAGGCGGTCACGGAGACGGCGAGGCTGCATCCCGATCCACTCTGCGACCCTGCCGACGAAACCCGGAGGTCGGTTAAGGTCTAGGCCATCGACCGAAATCGCATCAGGGTCTACATCAGCCGGCGGCTCAAATTTGAACTCGATATCTGGCGTAAATGTAACAGGCGGAGTCCACCCGTGCTGGCTGGCATGATACGCCAGCGTCGCCAAAGTAACCGGGTTTGCAGACTTCCCGAAGCTTGACCACTTGTAACCCATATCGTTCGGGTCGTATTTGCTTGACGTTGAACTCCACCAGTCCCACAAATCATACGCTGTACCGTTGGACGCGTGGTGTAGAGACATGCCGACCTTTATCCAGTCGTCGTACGCCACATCGTCATTTGGAACGCACGCCAGCATGTCTTGTAGGTCCGCATGACTGACGTCGACAGGAACGCCGCCGAGGTCAGCGCGGTGTCTTTCGGGCTTTCGCAGCATGTCAGCAAGATCGTCAGGCAGCATGTCTATGTCGTCTGGGGAACCCAAGACTACGGTATACTTGTTACCAGACGCGTGCATGGACCCCGGGCCCACCACGAACGCCGCTCCTGACCGGAAGTCCACCCCGGGGTACTCAGGCAGATGGCTTACCAATGCGACGCCGCGAGGCACCTTAAAATAATGGTGCTGACTGCCGCCGCCAGACCCAGTATTTACAATCATCCCAGCTGATGCGGCGCTGAGGTGAAGGTCGGTAAGTTTCATCCATGACGCGACTCCGCCATTTCTTGCGTCAGTGTCAAAGGCGATCAGATCCTCATCCATGAGAACGCCGTACCCGGTGTCAAAATGGCCCATCTCCTCCATGGTCTCGAGCTGCTCCTCCGACCAATGTGGAGTGTGCTGCCAGTTGCTGACGCGAGGGTGTTTGTAGATTGCCTTACAGTCAGGGTTTCCGCAGGCACACTTGCCGGAGTGCAGAACACCGTATAGGCCGAATACCTTGTACCCAGCCTCCCAAAATTCACGGTAATTCATTCCTTATCCCCTCGCGGGAGACGGGAAAAGATGCCCCTCAAGTTTCTTGATCGTGCGATTTGATGGGCAAGGCCCAAGTCCGTTTGCGATGTTGCGAACAGTGTTCTCATGGAGGCCGGTTGCCCGAGCTACGGCGCGTTTGTTCTTGTGATCTTTCAGTGCCTCACGAATGCGAGACATCTGGGCATCAACTGCTATGCGGATCTCGGTAGATGGTGTCAACATTTGGTATGTGCCTTGAATTTCGCTTTGCCTGTTGACAGTGGCATGTTGATACGCCTAATGTCAACATCGTTGTAGTTGATTTATGGAGAGGCCAATGGGCTTACTTGATACCGTGACGGAGCCGGAAGACGGGCCCGCCATCATTACCATTCTGGGAGACGCTGGGCGCGGAAAGACATCTATCGGAGCATCTATGCCGGGGGCCATCTTTATCAGGGTGGAGGACGGCTTGAAAGGGGTCTCTAAGGGCACGAAGGTCAAGGCCTTCCCCCTGATCACGAACGCGGAGCAGATCCGCGAGCAGATGATCGCCCTCGTGAAGGAGGATCACGACTACAAAACGCTCGTGATCGACAGCGTGACGGCCATGGACCGTCTGTTCATCGAAGACATCCTGTCTAAGGAAAAAGTCGGGCGCGGCCTGCAGCAGGCCTGCGGCGGCTACGGGGCTGGTTTCGACGTGCTGGCATCTCGACACCAGATGGTGCGCAAGGCCGCCGAGGTGCTTCGCCAGCGGCGGGGCATGAACGTCGTCTTCCTCGCTCACGTCGATACCGTGAGGATGACGCCACCTGACAGCGAGCAGTACATGTCGTACTCACTGCGCATGCACCCCAAGGGTGTACCCAACTACACCGACGATGTCGATCTGGTCGGCTTCCTGCGGTTGGAAACCCACATCATGGGGGGGGACGGAGAGCGCAAGAAGGCGCTGTCTGACGGCACCCGCGAGCTGATCTGCCTTGCTGATGCGGCGTCGGTCTCCAAGAACCGCTACGGGATCACCGAGCCCCTGATCGTCGAGTGGGGCAAGAACCCCTTCGAGGGTATTATCCCGTCTCTCTCCGGCGGCTCCATCCTGCCCCCGGCACCCACTGCCAAGAAGAAACCCCCGGCCAAAGCTGCCGAACCGAAGAAGGATGCTGAAGAATGAGTTTTTGGTCGACTGAAGAAGGCGAAGACCTGAAGAAGGACGCCCCTAAGGATGGGAGCTTCGATGGCGGCGGTGGTGATTTTGAGCCGATCCCGAACAACACCACGGCGCTGGCCGCAATCGAGGAGGTCAAGTGGGTCGCCGACAAGGACACCGGGGGTGGCCGCCACATCGCCATCAGGTGGACCGTCATCGCGCCCGATAGCTTGAAGAACCGCAAGGTTACGCAAAACCTCTGGGTGAGCGACGATGACCCGCGTGTCACCGATGAAGCAAAAATGGCCGCAAAACGCACCAAGGCGAAGAAGATGCTGATGGCCATCGACACTAACGCTGGCGGCAAGCTGATGGCGAAGGACGATGAACCGACCGACCAGCGACTGATGGCTTGTTTGGCGAACAAGCAGATGTGCATCATGATCATGCTCATGCAGTCGCCGGACCAGAAAGACCCGAGCATTACCCGATTCAACAACTGGGTGCGCGCCGTCTCAGCCAAGGTAGCGAAAGCCGATATCCCTGACGCCCCCGAGCTGGACGCCAGTACCAAGAAGACGCTTGCCAAAAATGGCAGCGGCTCGACGCCGGGCGGTCGCAAGGGCGGACCCGACTTGGACGACGATCTGCCTTTCTGATAGAGGGGGAGAAATCCCCCTCTTTTCACATAAAATGTTATGGAGAAGATGATGGTCAAGCAGGGAACACCTGAGTGGTTCGCTATGCGCAAGGGTCGCGTCACCGGGTCGAATGTCGGCGCAATTCTTGGCCTTGACCCAAACCGCAAGCGCGCTGACGTGTTACGCGCTATGGTGCGTGACTTCCACGGCGTTCAGACCGAGTTTACCGGCAATGTCGCCACTGACTACGGCAAGGCGATGGAGGAAGACGCCCGCTTCGACTATGAGCTTACCACCGGCAACGAGGTGCGCGAGGCGTCCTTCGTGATGTTCGAGGATTGGCTTGGGGCGTCGCCTGATGGTTTCATCGGCAATGACGGAGTTTTTGAGGCCAAGTGTCCTTTCGGGAAGCGCAAACTGGAAAGCGGCGAAGACTTCAAGAGCATCGAGGAGCAACCCCACTACTACGCGCAGATGCAGATCGAGATGTTTTGCTGCAACTGCAGTTGGGCGGCTTTCTGGCAGTGGGCACCGAACGCAAATCGCTTGATGATCATCGAATACGACGCAGAGTGGATCGCGAAGAACGTTCCGCTGCTGCGGGCCTTCTACGAGGAATACCTTGAGGCCATCAGGGAGCCCGGCGAGGCGCTGGAAGACCTCCGCGTCACCATAGACACCGCCACCAGCCGGAGGCTAATCAAAGCCTATCGCAAGGCTCAGGCAGACATGGATAAGGCCGAAGCCATGAAGAAAGAGCTTCTGGCTCAGGTTGTTGCCCTAACAGGAGGAAAGAACGCCATCGTGTCTGGGGCCAGGCTGACCAAGGTCAACAAGGAAGGTTCTATTTCATACGCAACAGCCGTGAAGGAGCTTTTGCCCGGCGTAAAGTTGGACAAGTACAAAGGCAAGCCGTCGAGCTTCTGGAAGCTGTCCTGATAAATGGCGCTCCGCCCATATCAACGAGAGGCCCACGACGAGATCATGTCGTGGGTCAGAAAAAGTACGGAACCTGCGTGTGCGGAGCTTGCCACAGGGGCTGGTAAGTCGCACATCGTGGCTTCCGTCGCCGCCGAGATAAACGCGATATCAAGGGGGAAGCATGTCCTATGCTTGGCACCAAGCGCAGAGCTGGTCATGCAGAATGCCGAAAAATACAAATCGACCGGAGCTAAAGCATCCATGTTTAGCGCCAGCGTTGGTGAGAAAAGCCTGAAGCATCCTGTTGTTTTTGGGACGCCGGGTACCGTCAAAAACAAGATTGACCGTTTCGACGGTCGATTTGCAGCTGTTATCATAGACGAGGCGCATGGGATAACGCCGACAATCACATACATTGTAGACATGATGCGCAAGCGCAATCCAAACCTGAGAGTGATCGGCCTTTCCGCCACGCCATATCGGATGAATACAGGGTACATATTTGGCATGTGGCCTGATGGTAAGCCGGTATCAGACAGGGAGACAAAAAACCCGTATTTTGCCAAGTGCCTGTATCGCATAAGAGCAAACCAATTGATCGACATGAAATTCCTGACGAAACCAATCGTTGGGGAGATCGGGTCTGAACATTACGACACGATCAACATGAAGATCAACAAACTTGGTCAATTCGAGAGGGATGACGTCGACCGCGCATACAACGGCCATGGCCGTAAAACATCTTCAATTATTGAGGATATTGTTCGGCAATCTTGTAATCGAAAAGGCGTTATGATTTTTGCCGCAACCGTTCAGCACGCTGATGAGTGCATGGCGAGCTTGCCGAGAGAGCTTTCCGCCATTGTGACATCCGAAACAAAAAAGACTGACAGGGATTATATCCTTAAAATGTTCAAACGTCGCAAGATAAAATATCTTGTTAATGTTGCTGTTCTTACAACAGGATTTGACGCAGAGCATGTCGATGTAATTGCAATCCTTCGTGCTACAGAAAGTGTCGGACTTTTGCAGCAGATAATCGGAAGAGGATTGCGTCTTTGCGACGGGAAAGACGACTGCCTTATCTTGGATTATGCCGAAAACATAGAGCGTCATTGTCCAGACGGCGACATATTTGCGCCTGAAATATCCGTTCGTGGAAGCGATAAGGAAAACGGAGAAACAGAATGCAAATGCCCGATTTGCGACGTCACGAACGTCTTTAGTTCTAGACCAAATCCAGATAAATATGATGTAAGTGAAGACGGATATTTCGTCGACCTTGACGGCAACAAGATAGAGACAGACTGGGGATACATGCCTTCTCATTTTGGCCGTAGGTGCCGTGGGAAAACGCTTTACCGGGGAGAATTAATACAGTGCGATTATCGCTGGACAAGCAAGCCATGCCCGAAATGTATGGAGGAAAACGACATCGCTGCCCGCTATTGCTGCAAATGCAAATCCGAGATCGTCGACCCAAATGAAAAACTGAAGATCGAGTTTAAGCAACTCAAGAGAGACCCAACGCAGATGCAGACCGATGTCGTGACCGGCTGGGTGGTGTCCGATAGCCTAAGTAAAAAAGGGAAGGATATGCACAAGGTGGAGGTAAAAACTCCTTTTAGATCCTTTACGGTTTGGGTGATGAAAGTTCCAACTTTTCCTCGGGCTTGGTCTGACCTCAGGATGCTGCAGTCTCTGAATGGCGAGGCTCCGAAAACCGTGACATACAGGAAGGACTCCGAGACAGGCTTTTACCAGATTTTCGCGTATAATGAGGAAGCAGATGAAATTCCCGAGCGGAGTTAAGGTATACGGTGATCAGAGCTTCAGAGGTAGATGCCCAATGGAGGCGCTGGAGCAAGTCACGTTTTTTGCCCGCCTGCGCAGGCAGTACCCTGATACATGGGGTCTTCTGGCCCACCATGCCCGCAACGAGGGCCGTAGGACGCACCTGACAGCTGCCAAGGAAAAGTCTGAGGGCATGACCGCCGGGATGCCGGACATCATCATCCTTGGCGGCCCTGCCTTCGTATGTGAGTTGAAGCGCAGGGACCATACCCAGTCCAAGATAGCCAAAGAGCAGGAGGCGTGTCTGCTGGCAGCTCAGGCCGCCGGAGCGTGGGTGTGCATCGCCCTTGGGGTTGACGCAGCGTGGGAGGCCTTTAGTGACTATCTGGCCGCCCGGTAGCCGCCCTAGCGAGCGAATTAAGGCCGTATTGAGGGGGAAAACCGCCCTGCTAGGGGAAGATGCCTCTATCCAATCAGTATGCAGCTGGTATATCTATGAGGGGGCAAAGGAGATCCTCGATCTGCCGTCAAAAATAGATCGAAGGAAAGCTCTGAGCAAAATTCCAGATATGATCAGGCCCCATATAGAGGCTGAAATCATCAGGCTGCATGGAGCTAAAAAATGAAATATGTTATGACTATGAATATGCCAGCGCAGTCAGGAAGATCTGTCCACCAGATTATCGCCGGTCACAACGCAAAAAGCATTGAGGAATTTACGAGAGCAGTAAACGAAACTGACTTCATCGTAGTTGAAGAGTTTTACTATAAGGGCGACAGGGAGAACGGAGAGTATTTCAGCAACGGAATGATATCCGTAAATTGCCAGTGGATCGGCAAGATAAAAGCCACAAGGGATTAGCGTATAGCTATTACACCACTTCTTAGAGTGGCTACTGGGGCAGATGCGACAAGAGGGTAGCTCGACCCAGATGTAGATGGGACATATCCCATACCGGCACCAACACTCCCAAAAAGACCTCTCCTCACCGTTTGTATGGCTGGCGGAGCAACGTCAGCTGGTACGCCAAGCGTGCCAAAACCTGAACTTCCTGACGTGAAAACTGTCTCAAATATTGCCCCTCCTTCTTGGGCAATAACAGACAGTGTTGTAGTAGCTGATGCCACGTCGGACGCGCTGTCAACTGGGATTGTACTTAGAAGCTTGTCTGCACAATAAACCCCTGTGGAGCCAGACGTACCGGAAGGATGCGAAGACCAAACAGCCCCAACGGTGACGATTGAACCAGTTGGGAAGAGGCCAATTATGAAGTGAGAATACGGGCTTGCGGAGAAAACTGTCACCGCATTATGGGCCCCTGACCCATCCCACATTTCTGCACTTATAAGCGTAACCGGGTTCAGGGTTGCTATCGTGAGGATAACATACCTGCTCGGATTGGCGGTGCTTCTTGATATATCGTAAGCTGCGGCGCTATCAGGTGCGCTGTCATACCCTGAACAAAATACCACATTGCTGATCGGATCAAAACCCGGAGGAGAAAATGGCATCAGGGGAAATGTCATTGCAGGCTCACGATGCTGCTGTAAGTAAATCCGTTCACCTTCGTTATGTAGATCAGAAAGTCATCGCCATTTGTAGTTGTCAAGCTGGACCCCTGTGTTTTCGTGAAGCCAGATAGGGTGACGGTACCGGCGGATACACCATTGGTGATTTGCAAGATCATGGTGTAATCACCGGCAACGTCCGGCGCGGCAAGCGTGAAGGCTCCACCATTCACGAGCGTCTTAAAATTCCCGTTCGCGGGATCTGGCTTGTAGGTACCAGATGAAATTGTACCGGAATTTTCGGCGGTGGCCGTGATGCCAGTGGTTGTCAGGCTTTGGGCTGTGGACCGACCAGATGCAATCACCGTGTAGGAGCCATTGATCGTAAGGACGCCGACCCCAGTGAGCTTCAAGGCTTCAGACAGGGTGCCGCCTCGCATAAGCTTCAGGAGGAGGTCAAAGTCCTCGGTACCAGCGGCGATGTCCGTCGAGTAAGCGGCAAGAGACAGGGCGTCAGTGTAGGTCGAAACTCCAGTCTGGCTCTTGAGCTTTATGCTTGTACCAATTCCGACCGCAGGCGTGGCAGAGGTACGCGCCTCGACCGTGAGGCCATTTTGCACCACGTTGCCCACGGCATCGGTCGCGACAATGTCAAGGCCAGTAACCGCATTGAAGGTGAGGGCGTTGCTGCCGCCAGCGTTTGTCAGGGCACCATATACAGCGACCTGCCCGAGGGCACCCGGGTCCGCATGCTGGGTGTCTGCCACCACAATGCCGTTCGCTGTCCCGTCTGCGTATATGGACCGGATCGAGCCCTGAGGTACGTCAACTGTCGCTCCTCCGCTGCCGTGCGACATGGTAAGGGTATAAGACCCGGTGGCATTGTTAATGATGACCCACTGCCCAGCAACACCGGCTGGAACTTGAATATTCACGTTGACCGACTGCAGGCCGCTCATCTCGAGGGCCATGCATTGGTATTGTGGCGCGGTAAGGGCCACGGGGGACGTCGAAACTATGGCGTTCACCGCGATGGCTGAGGAGTTTCCGAGAGCGGCGTCGATCAGGCTTGCGTTGTTGTTCAGCGGAACATTCCAAGTCGTGCTGCCAGCCGCAGGTCTCGCAAGCCCTTTATTTGGGGTGTCGGCCATCTCAGATACTCCTGTTCGCCACGGTCAATGCCTTGACGATTTCCTCGTCAGGCCGCTGCAGAAGGGGCTCCGTTGCCTCTCCAAGTGCCTTCTTAGCACGTTCGGCTTCCCGAACCAACCGGTCTGCAGAAGCGTCATGCCCCCTCACCGCTCCGCCGCGCTTGTAGCCATCCTCCGTACGCCCGGAGTACTCGCCAGCAATGGTTGGGGCTGCAGCAATGGCTCCCATGACAGGAGACCCAGCAATGCGGCCCATGGCCATCTGCGACATGGCGGCTAGGCGCGGCGACCCCATAGCGGCCCCGGCGGCAGCGGCGGGGATCAACCCCGGATGGAGGGCATACGCAAGGCCAGCTGCCAAAGGAGCCTCCTTGAACATGTAGCTGCTCGACGGAAGCCAGTCCGATGCCAATTTTCCTGCGATCAGGTGCGGCAAATACTTCCCTGATGGGGTGCCGGAAAGGCCCCTGAGGATCTGCATTTTCTCGGGGTTTGCCATCGACTTCAGAAGGCGCGCTACCCGATTTGCGTCGCCCATTTTGTCACTGCCAAACCCTGATCTGATGTTTTTGATCTGATCCATGAGGTCCATCCACCCCTGCATCATATTCTCGTACTGAGGGGCAGCGTCCTTGATGGTTTCCGAGACTGAAGATCTGATCTTTTGCATCTGGTTCTTCGTTGTGCCTTCAGTACCCCCAATTGCCTCGTCGATTGACTTCTTGAGGACGTGCAGCCTTTCCGCCGTCGTGAGGGATGGGTCGGCCTGAATAGCCCTGATGCGACGCGTTACCTCATTGATCTGGTTCAGGTTTCGTCCTGTCGTGTAGATCGCAGATTGCCGAACAGGGTTATATCCGACCGCGTTGTGAAGATCATCCAGAGCGTCGACGATCTTGTTCATGGGGAGCGGAGCGGTGCGCAGGGACGGCGCGTCAGCGGCAAACTTGGCGGATGCCGTCTGGTGCGCCTCAGCCGTGGCGCGGTCGAGCATGTCGAGCGCGTCTCCTGCGCCCTCGCCGCCGGTAGCGATGCCCCGTTGCACAGCTTCAAGTGCAGCTGGGTCTTTTTTTGCCGCCTCGGCGGAGGTTCGGATCAGGTCAAGAGCAGACGTAGGCACGCCAGATGCGATAGATTGCGTCTTGGTGACAGCGGGAATGATCCCCTTATTAACCACACCGCTGGCAACCCTACCGGACAGACGGGTAGCCGCTTGGATGGGGTCTACCATACGCGCCGCATTGACAGCCCTCAGGGCGGTCTCGCCGATGCCAGCGGCCTTCAAACCGGTTCCGAGGCTGGGCACGGCGATGCTTCCGATGTCCATGGCGATACTGGCTGGGTCGGTCGCCACGGCCCGCTTGAAACCTTCCTCAGAACCATATTGGTCCTTGTAATGGTCCCAGATTGAGTTGAGAACAGCCTCCTGACTGGCCTTCTCCTCAGGGTCTTGCTGCTCGCCAAGCGCCCCTTGGATCTTCGACAACGCCCCGGTGCCGATCTGACCTATGCCCTTGGCCGTCTCGATGGGGTGCTGAAAGACAGCGGAGGCCGTGTTCTTGATCAGGTTCCCGGCGCTAGGCAGGAAGTTTCCAGCGCCCTCGGTCAGCACCTCGCCCCAGCCCTTCTTACTGTAGTCTTCATGTTGCGCAGGTTGGGTGGCCTGAGATGCCTGAACTGGCGTAGAAACTGGCAGGCCAGACTTCCTGTCAGCTTCATCCATGGCGTCAAGAGGGGACGGCCCGCTGGGGGAGGCCTGCGGGGTTGCAGGCTTCACTTGACCCATCTCGTCAAGAGGATTTCCCATTATTCCGTCAGCCCCTTGTTGAAGAAGTAGCGCCACATTTCAGGCGGGGCATCAGGATATACCCACTTGATGGCAGATTGCACCTGATCTGGGGTGTATGTTGCGGTACCAGACGCCATGTTGGCAAGCTTCTCGCGAAGCCTCGCCTGATCCGGGTTTTCCGCAGCCCCCGGGGCAAGCATGATCCGCTCAAGATACCCTTTTTCCGTGTTGTAGTTGCCGCCCACGGCATCGTTGAATGCCTTCTCAGCACCGATATAGGTCTGGCCGCCGGTTTGGCTCTTGTAGCCCTGACCCTTCCCGTAGGCATTGTAGAATGAACCACGGTCAAGAGCCCTCTGGCGATCTGTGAGCGTCTGGGCCTGAATGGAGGCAAGCGCTTGCGGCTGAAGCGCGGAACCCGGCTTTGACCTCAAGCTGTTCAGAAGAGCTTCGACAGATGGATTTCCGGCAGTTTCCGCAGCCGCCGCCATGGATGTCGCCTTGTCGATGATCTGCTGATCAGTCGTCAGGTCAGATACCGGAGGCATGCCGAGAACGGAAGCGGCCATGTTGAGGGCCGCAACTGCTGCGGCACGCTGATCTGCAAAGGCACCGGCACTACCAGCTCCACCCTTAGATAGAAGGTTCGACACAGCGCCGAAAGACGCCATGCTGGGAGCGAAGCCCCTTGTTGCCGATGAGTAGCCATCCTGAGCTGCCTTGAAGTTCTCTTGCCCTTGAGCCGCAACAGGGGAGGACGGCGACACGGCGGGGCCGTCCATCTGTTGGATAGCTTGCGCCACTGGGGGGCTGGCGATGATAGCCTGAGCCTTGGCATTGCCTGCAAGAGTGGTCGTGGCTTCCGATAAGGACTGATCAGCCGTTGGGATGACGCCACCCGGTATGGCCGGTGCCTGACCGATTTCAGCAAGAAGCGGTTTGGTTTCGCCGCCGCCAAGGTCAATGGCCGGGCCGCCGCTCATCCCGGTGCCAACAATCTGCTGAGCGCGAGCTTGAGCGTTGGTGAGGCCGATGTTCGCGTGCTGCTCTTGCAGGCCCTGATAGGCCCCAGCGGCACCGCCGATACCCTGAAGGATGGATGCCCCAAGGTAGCGGCTGGGCGACGACGCCATCGCGCCAATCCCAGAGAGGATCGACAGAATATTGTCATTCAGCTTGTTGGTCTTGGGGTCGTAGAGAGCCCGGCCAAGAGCATTCCTGTCAGCATATTCCTTGTTGCCAAGCAGGCCCCCAATAGCGTCTCCAAGTCCCCCACGCGGGGCTGCGCCGTCAGGTTCCCCTGCGGCAGTTGCGGTACCTAACCCACGGGTCGTGTGCGCCCCGGTGCTGTAGTAACGACCCTCAGGCGTAGATGCCGGGAGAGACCCAAATACCGATGGGTCAACTCCAGCAAAGGATGCCAGATCGTTCAGGCGATCTCCTCTCCATTGCGAAATGCCAAAGGCACCCTCTTTCGAGTTATATGCGTTCGGGTCGACGTGGGAGTAAGCTTCGACCATGTGGTTGCCCACGGCACCAGCGGCGTGAACCGCGTCCATCCCATTTTTGACGTAATAATCGAACGCTTTCTGAGCGTTCGGCGGCAGATTAGACATGTCGCCGTTCCGATATGCCGCATAGACGTCATTGGCATATGTGGCGCGCTCAGCGGTTGCGGTTCCTGCTGACCTTTCGTAGCCACGGTCAAACGCAGCAGCTGCATCTCCCGCAGTGGCGTATCGCGTATTGAGATAGCTCGGCATGCCGTTTTTGCTCGGAAGCTCATGCATAACGAAAGCTGCCTGCGTTTCGACCGGGATCACAGCGCTGTAGCCTCCGCTCGGTATCTTCCCGGTGTCCACCATGGCAGAAGATTGCAGGCTGGCTGCTGCAACTGGCGAAGCCGGAGGCGGCGCAACGCTTGCAGTCCCAAGGCCTTCCGGGCGAGGAGGGGGCACCGGGCTTGAGGCAATGCTGGAAGTGGATGGCTGCGCTGTGGCGTTCATGGCATCACCAAGACCAGCAACCGGGGCGGAGGATGGGGTGTCCTCTGTTACTGGGTGGGGCGCAGTAAGAAAATTTTCCTTCAACATTCTACCGATAGACCCGATAGCTGTCGGCGCTGATGCGCTATAAGCCATGCTTTGCCCCGGCCTTGGGTGCAAGACAGCCATGTCATTGCTTGCGGGCACTGCGGCATCGCCAAGAGAGGCTGGCGGCTGGCGGTCAGCCATATACCTGTCCCGCATGGCAACCTCACCCTCCCAAGGCATGGGAGACGCCCCGGGCTCGTTCGGTGCCGGGACAGGAGCCGCCGAAGGGCTTGCCGCGCCAAGGCCAGCAGTCGGGGGCACATCAGGGTGGCCCGGGGCACCTTGGTTCCACGGGCGAAGAGGCGCGTCCTGCGAGGAGGGTAAGCTCGCCTCCCCAGCCGCCCTGCCAGCGAAAGAGCCCAAAGCAGAGCCCAGCGCACCAGCGATGCCGGGTGTCGCCCCGTGGATGTCATCTGCCTCGCGCTGACGGCGCTTGATCAGGTCTTCAGTCGTCTCGCCGGGGTAGTCACCGGGCATGCCACCATCAGCATACCCGACCCGACCACCATCCTTGAGGAAGAAAGGCAAGATCGACGCAACGCCACTGGCAGCGCTCCCGATACCGCTCAGAAGGCCGCCGAGACCTCCTTGCTGGCCTCCCTGCTGCGGGGCGGAAGATGGAAGCTGAGGCTTGTCGGCCTTTGCCTGCGCCTCAAGGGCAGGCTGCATGTAACCAACAGGATTGGAAGTGTCCTTCTTGTCGTCAGCCGTGACATCTCCGAGGGCACCACCCATAGCTTTTGGCGCTCCCTTCAAGATTTCCTTGAGAGAGCCCCAGTCATCCTTCAGGTGGCCCAAATTGTCGCCAAACTTGCTTGCACTGTCGATCTGATCAGCAAGTGTTTGCTGTTGAGATTGAGCTGCAGCGGGGTCTGCCATCATCAGTTGACCAACCGGCAAGTAGGCTTCAGGCACATAGGACGAGCCGCCGGGGGCAGCGCCAAGGCCAGAATTGTATGGCGTTGACACGGAACCGCCTTCTGCCTTCGCAGCGCCAAGCGCCCGATCAAGGTTGACAGCCTTGTAGCCACTGGCCGGATCTGTGGTCACGGCGTCAGGGTGAGCTTGCTCGACCTCCTGCGCCATCAGGCCGATGTGGGTGCGTTGATCGGGGTCATTCCGGTACTTGAAGGTGTACAGGGGCTGGCCATCATCAGTAGCCCCGATGCGCTCAACAGAGTGCTTCAGGCGCTCGTCGGACCACCACGATGACGGGCTAGTTGTGCTAGTGGTGGAGCCAGATAGAGCGCCAGTTCCCTCAGCAATATTCGCCAAGAACTGGGCAATCTGGAACGGGTAGCCCTGCTTCTGCATGAACTGATTGATCAGGGCCGTCTTGCCAGACTGATCGGTCTGCTGCTGCAGACTACCCGCATTGATCTGAGCCTCAGCCCCCTGCAGGCCAGCAGCCTGCTGACCGGCACCAAGGGTGGCCATCTGACTGCCGCCCTGAAGCAGGCGGGCGAGGTTTGCCTGACGAGCGGCGAGATCAGCACTCTGCTGGCCTTGAGCGATGCCTGCGGCGGTATTGTAGCCTTGGTTCTGGATATTGGCGAGCGTCGAACCCATAGCAAGGTTCTGCTGCTGGCTCAGGTTGGCGGCTGCGATGCCAGCCCTATCTCCACCAAACGCGCCGCTTGAGGCAGCAGAACCAAGAGCGCCGGACTGGGCCTGCTCATTCTGCTGCCCCATGAGTTGGGCAGTCGTACCGGCCACCTGAGACAGGTAAGGAGACAGGTACTTCTGGATGTCAAGACCCCCAAGGTCGGCTGGACCCATCCCTGCGGTGGTGGCGTCCTTGGCGGCCTCAAAGGCTGGCTGCGCAAGGTTCGCCGATGCATTGACGCCGGAAATACCGGCTGTTTGCTGCGGATTGATCTGCGCGACAAAGTCACTGGCCTGCGTCCCGTATTGCTGGAACGGGTTTGCCGCAGCCGTCTGGGCTTGAGCATTTACCGAATTGTAGCGGTCAAGAACCTCCTGCGGTATCTTTACCGAACTCGTCGTTGTGGATGATTTGCCGCCCAAAGTCAGGTTTCCTTTTTGGCCCCCGTCGTGGCACCGTAGAGGAAGAATACCCCGGCTGGTGCCCCGAAAATCCGCTCATACATCCGAATTTTTGCTTCGGTCCTGCTGTTGGATAGAACCCCGATAGCGAGGGGTTTTCCCATTTTATCGGCGAATGCCTTGGAGAAATCGACTAGCTTCTTTGCTCTGCCGCCCTTGGCGCTCCGGTACTCCGGGTCAACGAAAATTGCCTTTTCTTCGATGACCTGATCGGAACTATACCAGACGGTGCCGATGTTAAGCAATACCGCCCCTTCGATCTTTTCCCCGGGCTCCCCGATGATGCCAACAATGCCGGTCTGCTGCGTCAGAGCACCCCAAACATCGTTCAAAAGCTTCATGATATCAGGCTGGATGAAGGCGTTTTCATCGGTAGCCGACATGACAAATTTCATCATCGCATCAAGATCATCTTCGTTCCCGACGCGAACTACAGGCTCTTTTTCATTCATAATTAATCCTTACGAGGGCCCGGCAAATTTTGCAGGGTTTTGATTGTTTTTTGACGCATTTTTTTAACGAATGCGTCAAGTATTTTATGGCCATCATCGAGAGAGCCATTTCCGATATGGGCAACGTCCTCTGGAGGCACGACATACTCTCCGCCAGCAGCCACAATTGGAACCGCCTGCGTTGCGCCGCCAGCCGCCTTCTTCGGCCCGCCCATGACCGGATACTTGGCATGCTTCACCAGATCAAGGTAGGCCTGACTACGGCTCCAGTCGCCATCGTCGCTATCAGGTTTTCCGGTCGACGTGTTCAGCATGGGAAGCCAGCGGCGACCACCATGCTCGATCAGCGATGGCGTCACACCACGGGCTGCAAAGGCCTTCTGCGCCAAGCTGTTCTTATCCCAGTCGGCCACGGTGTGACCTTCGATCTTGAACGGAGCCGGGCCGTTTCCGGTCTTGCCAAGCAGGCGCGTTCCGGGCTCATACCCGTCAAAGGTTCCCGCATCACGGTGCTTCTGAAGGGCCTCAGCCATCTCCTTGCCGCGAGAGCGGATATCGCCCATGAGGCCGGAGTGGAAGCCCTGCAGTTTCTTCTTCTCCCGCGCCTCGCCAAGGTCAATCGGGCCGCCCTCTGCCTTATGCGGGGCTTCCGCCCCGTAGGGAAGGCCTGACGCACCATATGGCAGGCCAGAGGAGCCGTACGGGCCTTTGGCTGAGAAAATGCTCTTGGCGACCTTGAAGCCAGCCATGCTGTTGCCCTCACCCATTGCGGAGATGATGTCAGCCGGGATTACATAAGACCCGGACGACACATGCATGGGTAGGTGGTCAGTTCGTCCAGCAACAGAACTGTGGATAGCCCCGCGATGAATTTTTCCACCGTACGCCTTCGCTGTGGTCAGGGCAGCAGAAATATCATCCATAGCAACCTCATGTCTGGGCAAGAGAGTAGGTGACGATGCCAGTGATCGCTGACGGGCACACTACCACAAGTCCTGTCGTGAATGGAATGTTCAATTGAGTTATGCCGACAGATGCCGGGACTGAGGCGATCTTGTTCGTCAGGAGGGACGCCGAATTGCTGTCATACAGGTCCATGGTGACAGAACCGGTCGCGGTGGTCAGGCTTGACAAAACCAATCGGCCCTGACCGGAAGCAATCAGCAGCCCCGTCGTATTCGTAATCGGGTCAGATCGACGGTTTCCCATAACTTGAGTGTATGTTTGCCCGAGCTGGTTCAGCGCCACCGCGATGTTTTTTGCTGCGGTCAGGATGTCTGTCAGAGGAGTGGTCATCAGAATTTCCCATCAGGCTGGTAGCGGTAACGGATATTCCCGAGACGCCAAAAAGACCCAAGGTCATTGCTGGATACCTTGATGGAAACAAGGCGGCCACGGAAGCGCGGCGATATGTAATCAACTTCCTTGCGCGTCGTGTACGGGCCAAAAACTCTCGGGGTATCTCCGGGGTAGTCAGTGACATAGAATGTGATTTTTACAGCTGCTCCCTGATCAGAACTGCCATAAAAACCCCATTTCATATCAGGCCACACCTGATCGACAAATGTCATCAGGTCTCCGTCGCCCAAAGCGAAGTATCCGGTCGTGACAAAGGAGGACATTGGGTGACCATCTCGATCATTTCCAACCTCGTGCTGCATAATAACGCCTTGGGAGCTAGATCCGATAGGCGGCCCAAAAACGCTTTGGTCGATCCAAGCTGTCCGGCTCAAAGTACCGAAATCCCACTGGCGTAACACAGTGTTGAACTTCACATATTTCTTTGGAACACCGTCACCAGCAGAACCGTCCGCATTCATGACCGGATAGTACCAAGAAATTTCGTTGAAACGGCTATTCGGGGCGCAGCGAATATGGTCGGATTGAGACATGTCGATGTCTTGGAAAATAACGTCCCAAATCGGGCACATTACCGGATTGACACCGCTTCCATCAAGCATAAAGAATTGGCTCTGGCTCATCCAGTAAACAGACCCAGACAATGTCCCGACTGCCTTCTGACCGATCAGACCGCATCCATCTGCAATTTGGTTGAAGGAATATATGTAAGGCATGTTGATATACTGCATGGACCATACGGCTAGATCTGTCCAGATAAGCCCCTGCTGGGGCCCCTGAATTGCGCCGACGATCTTTGAACCTTTGGGGATGCGGTATTGGCCAGCTTGATTGACAACATTGCCAACCCAGACAGTGAAGTTCGCCACGTCGCTCCACTTGACGAGGAGCGGGTCTTGCACACCATTGGAGCTTGACCCGTACGCAACAACCTGACGCTCAGGCATTGCAACAAAGAAGCCGCGAGACAGCAGCGGAGCATTTGGAACAACAGTGGATCGGCCAGATCCGCTTTCCGGCGACCAGAAAAATATACCGCCGTCGCGGGGGGAAGACACCAGATAGCCGCCGTAGTTATCGAGGGACCAGTCGACGCCGCCCTCAAAGGCAAAATTGTTCACCGTTATGCCACCGCCAGAACCAGCACTAATTGTCGCCGGAACAGTGAATGTAACTGAGTTTTCCGTTGATGATGTCACCGTCCAAAACGTACCGGTCGGCGAGTTATAGTCGGACGGGGTGACCCCTGTTACCGCTATCGTTGACCCTACAGTGATCAAGATCGGCAGAGCGAACGTCAATGTCGCGGAAGTCCCAACGCAATAGGCTGAAATCACCGGGATCGTACGGCCACCGCCGAAGGATACCCCGGAGCCGTACCCACCATAGCCGTACCCGCCGCTCCCGTAGCCTGTCGAGAGCGGTACGGCAACCTGACCGATGAAATACTCGATCTCAGCATTTCCGCCATTGATGATGACGGTGTCAGCCGTCACAGCAGCATTTTGCGCGGTGATCGTGAAGGTATTCGCATTTGGAACAGACTGGACAAGATAGTTTCCAGATGGGAGCGTAATGCCGCCAACGGTGACGTCGGCTAACAAGGGGTAGGTCGACTGGGGCGCGTACCCATGACCAGCCAAGGCAACCGACACAGACACCGCAGACGCTGTCGTTGACAGCACAGCGATAGGAACGTAGGTCACATCCCCGCCGGTGCCAGCACCCGGGGCCGTGGCGATGGAGAATGACACAGTGCTTGTCGCCCCGGGGGTGGACGAGGACACCATGTGCAGGCCGTTATAGTCCGCAGGGGTGACACCTGAGATCATGACGTAGCACCCAACAGGTGCTAGAAAGTCACCGGTGAAGCTTACGGTTGCTACTCCAGCGGCCTCGCTGGCGGCGGTTACCGCCATGCCGGTGAACAGGTCGCTAGGAGTCGTCCCAGTGGCCAGAACCGGGTTGCCAATCACATTCGACGACACAACGCTGTACTGATTAGACGAACTGGCGGCGCACTGGTAGTAGCCATAAAGCACGACGCCGTCGACCGCGATGTGGGTCTTTATCCAGACGCTGTCATACGAGCTGACATTGCTTCCGTCGTCGGTGATGAAGACTGACGCGGAGCCGGACAATGTTGCAATATTCGGTGGCGGATTTGCCGTGTAATATTGCGGTGAGATTGGATTTATGTCGGTTCCAACATCGGTCTGGCGCAGAACATCCAGCTCACCCTCGGCTCCGATTGCCAGCCAAGAAATGTCGTTCGTGTCGGCCCACGCGTGCAAAGCTCTAACAGATGTGGAGATCGCGGCGCGGTAAAATCGCGTCCACCCACCAAGCTTTTGGGGTAAGCCAAGGCCCTGCCTGTCCACCATGAACCTGATCAGGTTGCAGTCAGAGATAGCCGCCTCATTAAGGGCGACCGTCCTGTTTACGTCAACGCCCGGGATAAGTTTTAGGCTCTGGTGCGGCATACACTAACCCCTCGACGGAGTGGCGGAGGTGGCCGGGGATTGCGATGACCAGCCTGAGGCCTCAAACTTTTTGCGGGCCTCTTCTGTTGCGGCGCTTTTAAGCAGCAGCTGGTACTGGTTCTCGTAGCTTTGCGCCATCTGTGGATCGTCGCTCTGACGCCCGAAGTTGCGCTGGTACGCGGAGATGTAAACCATGGACGCCATGATGAACAGATCAGGCAGATACCGGCTGATGAAAGTACTGTCATTGAGGCTAGACAGGGGGGCCGGTCGAATTGTTCCGATCACCTCAACACGGTAAGCCTGATCCGGCACGGGGCCAACGAGGAAAAGCGTTTCGTTGAACGGCGCAAAATACTTTGGCTGACCACGGTTCGCAACCTGAGAAGACCCGTATACCGCGTCCAAAAATTCCTTGGTAGTCGGCAGAAGCGGGGACCGGGTTGCACTCAAGTCAGGATTTGTTGAGCCAGCCGGTAGGATCAAGTTGATCTGCTCACTCACAACAAACGAAACCGTCTGCCCCTCATAGACAAAGTCCTGAGAGAAAGACAGATTTCTGTTCCCGGCGGCCAATGCATATGCGGAACCTGACAGCGACACTGACGTGAACATGAGGTCCAGATCGCGACAAATGCGCAGGCTGGCGTAGTCGATCATCATCGGGACAATGTTGATAAAATTCTGGTCAGCCGGGTCAACCACGGCCATCGTGGCGATCTGCTGCACATAGCCAAAATAGTTCAGTCCGGGCATAGCCGCCACCTCGCGTTTGCGAGCATCATAGCACTTGATCAGTCACTGCCGCAAGCCGCCCACCGCAGTCGAGCAGGTGTGACCTATCTCGCCCCCAGTAGATCTCCACGTCGCGATCTGACAGCGCCCGGTCCGGCAGCGTTACAGGGGCATCGCATGGGGCAACAGACGGCCTAGCGGATGGAGTTGAGCCGCCGCACGCGCTCAATAGGCAGGCAAGCAGGAGAGGTGACAGGTTGCGCATTGGCGGCGTCCTCAAGCTGTGCCGCGAGCGTGCGGCGGTTCTGTTCGGATACGGCCAGAGCCTTTGATGTCTCGGCAGCGGCGGCTTGGGCGGCAACGAGATCCGCGTCCAGCTTGGCTTGCAGCGCTTCCCGACCATGCACTCGCCCGGTCAGGTAGGCGGCCCCTAGCGCGGCCAGCAGGAGCAGAGCAAGGGTGACTGATCGGGTCATCAGTGCGAGCCTGCCGAAATAGCCGTGATCCCGCCGACACCGATGGTTCCAATCGGATCACCGCAGGTGACGTAGGGCTTCATGTGGTCCCAATAAGGTGCTGGGCGCGTACTGGGGATATACGGAAGCGAATAGATCGGCGCATCAGGCCGCAATTCCGCCGCCTTCGCAGCGATCACCTTCGGATCGGGGTTAGCGCGGTCCAGCATGTAGCCTTCCAGCCATGCTTTGAACTCGGAATCGGTCATTTTGACACCCTTTCGTTAACATGAAGATGCGTTGATGTTCGCAAAACCCGGTTTCGCTAACATCAAAGTCCAGCCCGGCACAGATCAGCCTCGGAAAGCCTGTCCGGCACGCCAATCATGCGGCGCACTTTCAGCCCGTAGATCGGTCGCCCCCCTGCATTGATCCATCGCGCAAATTCCTCGCAAGCCCCGGCTGTGTCGCCAGAGTTGATCTTGCGCATCAGGGTCGAGTTGCATGCCGCGCCGCCGCCCACGTTGAAGGTGAAGTCTCTCACCGCCACAATAACCTCTGGCTTGAGCGGCTGGGGCGGGCGGAGGCAGGCCGATAGCGGGCCGTCAACCACCGTCGCCATGTCGCTCTCGAACAGCGCTTGGCACTCGGCCTTGGAGTATGTCTTGCCCGGCACGATATCCGGCCCCGTGTGACCGATGCACACGGTCAGCACGCCAACCACGTCGCGGTAGGGCTTGAACTTCACGCCCTCCCAGCCCGAGGTATAGGCGAACTGAAAAGCCGCTACACAGGCCAGCGTAACGCCCCCCAAGACCGTGACCTGCTTGCGGACTGCGCCGCCGGTGTCAGAAACAAACCTGTCAAACGCGGACCTGATCAGGCGCGCAAGAACTGGTTGCGAGACTAAGCGAAGGAAGATTGTCATGGCACCGCAGAGCATAGCCGCAATGGCCATTGCAAGGGTAACCCGGTCAGCCCATACCGTGGGGATCGGGAGGGAATGCAGGTCGTAGAGCTGCCAACTCTGGATCGTGGCACCAATCGAGGAGAAGAAAACGACAAGCGAGGCGGCCTTGATGGAGTGGGCGCGACGCAGAATGTCTTTCCAACCGGGGATAAGGAAGCTCATCAGTGCAGACCCCTCTGTACCGCCCACGCCATGACACACCCGAAGATGATCCAAAGGGCTTTGTCGCCAATTCCGCCCCAGATGGTGACGTTTCTGGCATTTTTCTCAAGCTCTGTGACGCGATCAGATATTGTCCTCAGGTCACCGGACATTCTCTCTGAATTGCCGAACATGGTGATCAACCGCTCGTCGATCCGAGCAAGAAGTTCGAACGCCTCAGCGATACGGTCGACCCTCAGGTCGATCTTCTCGACCTTACCTTCGATCCGCTCCATATTCTTTTCGATACTCACGAGGCGGTCCTCTGACATTTCGCTTCTCTACTTGTAGTTGCACCCGGGTTATGGTCGTACCATACCCAGATAGCTAGCTGTTTTCTACCCTAGAACGTCAACCAAATCGCTGGAGCTAGGGTTCCGCCAATATCTGAGTATGAATACGTCCAATTTGCTGGAGCTGCCGTCAGATAGGCGAGTGTTTGGTTCAAGCATGTAGGGTCGGATGATACATTTATCGTGGTGCCGCCCTGAATTGATGGGGTCGTGAATAGAGGCCAAGTGTTGTAAGACACGCTGCCAGAAGACATCCTGAGCCCAAGCCAATAGGTCATCCCCTTCACGAAGGTGATTGTGGCGCTGGCACTCTTCTCGCCGGTCGTCGTCGATGGCACGTCAAGCGTCTCGAAAATCAGGGCACCCGGCCTGCCGTTGATGTCAGAGCTATATACTACCGCCTTCATGTTGGATGCCGCCGCCGCAACGGTCAGTCGCCACCTTAGGCCGGTGATCGTCATGGTCTTTGGGCAGTACCACGGGAAAATCGTCATGCGATCCGCCGCGCCACCGATAGCTCCCAAGGCACCACGGGACATAGCCGTGGTCTGGGCTATTTCCCCAGCGGGGGGAATATTGAACGCTCTGCCGCCACCATTGTCGTTGTCGACTGAGCTTTGCGTGATCGCCTGCAGGTCAACCAAAAGGTCTGCGACGGTAACATTGGTCCACGCTCCGCTTACCCTTTGGATCAGGTCGCCATCAGTAGGTGTGATGCTCGCGATCTGCGTCAGGTCGGCATCAAGCGGCTGCTTGGCGTTGAGAGCGCTTTGGAGGTCTGTCTGGCTTGAGATTGCCCCGGTAATAGACCCCCAAGCGATGGTCCCGGTGGAGACGTCGTCCCAAACCGGGTCGCTGCCAGCCCCCTGCGTCTTCAAGAACTTTCCAGACGCCCCGGGAAAAAGTTCCACCCAACCAGACGCGCCGCGATACAAGACTGCCCCACGCGTGCTGCCGAAGGAAGCATCAATCACGTCGTTCAGGCTGCTGTTGGTAGGGTTCGTTGTAGAGCTAAGCAGGTTGGCCTTGATCGTCAGGGGAGGCATCGTGTCAAGAAGATCGTTCGTAATGCCGTTTGGTGCCATCGAGATGGTGCCAGTGCCAATGATCGGGCCCCCTTGCAATGGGAAGTCAGTTTGGATGAGGACGTTCCCGCCGCCGCCGCCGCCGAGACCGGCAATTTGGGCGGTGGTCATACGAACCGTCGAGCCACCCTGCACGCCTTCGACAAGTTCACTCCCGTTCAGTGAAATGGCAGGCGTCATATTTGGGATTTGTTGGACGGCCATGTTTAGTTACCTGCCTTCGGTACGGTTGTGTTTCCATATGGCAAACCGGGGTCATTATTACCCGGCGCGTTAGGGTCAGTGCCCGGCTTGTTGTTCAAGCTACCGCGTGACGCCCCCGTTTGCTGGGTCACCCGCTGCCGGCCCCCCTGCGTTACGCGGTAGTCACCATCTGGCACCGGTATGCCGGTCACAGGGTCAGTCGCGTTCAAGCCTGAAGTCACACGGAAATCAGTTTCAGACCGGAAGAAATCTTGCGGACGTGGGTTCAGGATAGGCAAGGGGTCGGCGGGGAGAATTATAGCTCGCAGTTGCGGCTGCATCTCGTCTAGACAATGCTGGCAGACCAGAATGCGCTTGTTGATCGTCGTGTTTCCGGCCCAGTCGTACTGCCACTGGAGGTCGACGTGATTGTACCTCCCGCCGCATCTATCACAGATCGCATGCGCAGACGGT